CCTCAAATTATAACAATAAAGGTATAGAAATGGAAGCAACAGCAAATATAAAATTCACTAAATCAGAAATAGAAACTTTAATAATATCTCTTGTTCATGCATCTAGGTCAGCAGAAATATTTAGTAATATGGAAATGAGCAGTAGTTTAACAAAAATAAAAGATGATTTAGTAAAAATAAAAAGAGATTTAAATAAACTAGTAGAGGAGAACAATAATGAATCATTGGAACAAGGTCAAGCGCCGTATTGCGAAACTTGCGAGTAAAGCATTAAAAGATAAACCAAAGATAAAGCCTCCAAAAGGAGCAATATACTTAAAAGATGTTAATGAAGGACAACTTATACAAGTATATAATTCACAAACACAAGCAATAGTATTAAATAAAACACCAAGTTCAGTAAGTGTATATGTTACTAAGCATAGGTCAAGTGACCCTTTTTATATGAATGAGCAACGATGGGGATTAGATACTGAAGTAGAGGTAGTTACATGATGTCTTATTATGATAGAATGAAAAATGGTAAAAGAGGATTTATATATAAAAATGAATCTGAATACTTAAAAGAAAGAGATAAGTTATTTAATGAACATGGTAATGGATGGTGGATAACTTGGGGATTAGAAAAATTAAGAAAGAGAACAAGAGTAAAAAAATAAATAAAGGAGAGAAAATGGAAAAATGTTTTTCATTAGAAGAGATTAAACTTGCGGTAGATATTGCAATAGGTGACGATGGTTTTAGAGGTAAAGAAGTATGTGATATACTAAAAGTATTTTGGAAAGAAAGAGAAGAAGAAGCAGAACTTAGAATGCAAAATCAACAATCACAAGATTACAAGGAGAAAATAGCAAGTGGCTTCTTATAGAACAAATAGATTTAGCAAATGCCCTGAGTGTGGATTTGACCTTTACAATAGAGGTAATAAGATGGGTAAAGAGATGTCTGAAATGCTTAGAAGTAGAAGTAAGTACACTAGAAATAAAATCAATCACATAGCAACACTTATCAATGACTTGATACCATCACAGAACAGAACAGAATATTGGAAGTTTCTTGTAGGTATAAAAAAAATAGATGATAAGATAGTAGACTATGGTATTGAAAAATACTATCAGGGTGGACATCATAATCAAGGTAAAGGGTTTCCTTATCTTAAGAAAATATTACAAACATTAGGACAAGATAACGAAGCAATAAGAGAACTAGAACGTAGAAGAATTGGTGGAGTTCCACCGATAATAAAAATAGAGGAGAAACAATGAAAGCAAATATACAAGACATAATGTTTCCTGTTAAGCAAATGCCTGCTAAACTAGGAAATAAAAAAGATACTGGATATAAGTTTATTGTAAGAGAAGATACTGGACAGGTACTTTCTTGCATGACTGATAATTACAAACTAATTGATAATTCTATGATAGTAGAAAAATCTGATAATATAATTAGTAAGCAAGGTGGTGCAATAAAAGAAGTACAATCATTTGGTAGAGGAGCAAGAAGTATTGTAAAATATGAATTTGATAAGCATAAGATAACTATTAGTAATGGAGATGTATGTACACCAGAAATAGTATGGGCAAATAGTTACGATGGAACTGTTGGATTAAACATTATAGCTGGAGCATTTAGATTAGTTTGTACAAATGGATTAGTTATTGGTGTTGTTGCTGAGAAGTACAAGAACAAACACATCATACAAAATATGGAATTGCAAGACATTGAAGGTGTGATTGAAGAAACAATTAAGAAAACAAAGATGATTATGAAACATGAGTTTCCTGTTATACATGAGACAAAAGTAAAACAATCTCATATTGTAGACATTCTTAAAATGTTTCCATTACAATCATCAGATTATATTACTAATCTATTACTTGCAGAGAATCCTAATAATCTATGGGACCTACTAAATGTCGCAACTAATGTAGCAACTCATGGTATGGATAGAAAAGCAGAAGCTACACATAAGTTAGAAGCAAGAATCTATGCTAAGATATGTAAAATGGCAAAGGTAAATGTAGCTAGTGCCTAGTCTGGATTGGTACGATTGCCCGATTGTACTTCCTTATTATGGGGGTAAATATGAGATGAGTAAAAAACTTATCCCTCTTTTGCCCCCTCATGAGAGGTATATAGAAGTTTTTGCAGGCGGTCTTTCTATGTTCTTTAGAAAGTCTAAAGCAAAATGGAACGTACTTAATGATAAAGATAAAAATATTGTAAATCTTTACATGAGTGTTATCTTAAAAAGAAAAGAACTAATAGATAATTTATTTTGGATTCCCAAAAGTCGTGATTTATTCTTAGATTTCAAGGGAGAGATAAGAGATGAAAATCATACATTCGAGATACCTGACCCATTACAAGCTGCTAAGTATCTGTATTGTATAAGATATAGTTTTAACAAACTAATTCACACTCCTTTCTCTATGAATAAAGATATGAATAAAGATTGGGAAGCAGAATTGACATATTCAAGAAAGTTTTTAGGGGGAGCAACAATAGAGAACTTAGACTTTGCCGAGCTTGTTGATAGGTACAAGCCTAGAAAAGGTGATTTCTGGTATCTTGACCCTCCATATATTGTAGCAACAGAAAAAGGTACATATTATAATCATAGTTTTACAATGGAAGACCATGAAAGATTACGAGAATCTGTACAAAAAATACATGATGCTGGTGGTCAATTTATGGTTAGTTATGATTACAGAGAAGAAGTTGCTGAACTATATAAAGACTTTGATTGTAGGACTCTTAATTGGAAATATGTAGGAGCTACTGATGATGCTAGGCAAAAAGGTAGAAAGGAATATGTAATAATAAATTATGAACCAGCACAACAAATAAATATATTTAAGGAGAACGAATGAGCGAAGAACTAAAACAATTACCACAATCTGAAGATGCTGAAAAAGCATTGCTTGGATGTTTACTTCAGGGTGGTTCAAGAGAGCAAGAAATTGCTATGGCTTGGGTAAGAGACGATGAAGCATTTTACAATACTGATTGTAAAGATGTATGGGTTGCATTTAAAGAATTATATAAAGACCAAATAAATGTAGACTTTATTACTATATCAGATAAAGTACAAGAGATGAGTGGTAATCAGATTGCATACTTTATTACTAGTTTACCAGACTATGCTCCATCTATAGCAAATGTTGAGAACTATGCAAAGATTGTATGGCAGAAATACATACAACGAGAAACTGCAAAGTCAGCAACAAAACTTGTAGATGCTAGTTACGATAATAATGGTAGTGTAAAAGAGATATTGAGTGAGCATAACAAACTTATTCAGGAACTAAAGAACATACAACCATCTAAACAAGTAGATATGAATGTACTTATTGAAGATATGAAAAGAGTAATGGAACAAGATTCTAATCTAATACCATTTAATCTAGCACATCTTGATTCATTCGCAGGTGGTATGACTCGTAAAGAGATTACTGTTGTTGGAGGTAGACCCGGTCATGGTAAAACTACACTTATTATTAATATAATTCGTGGACTTATTTATCAGGGATACAATGTTATGCTATTTAATCGTGAGATGTCTAACACAGAGATGCTTAAGAAGATGGTGGTAATGGAAAGCAAAGGTCTTGAGTATGGTCATGTTCGTAGAAATGAACTTGATGATGATAGTAAAGATGAGTTTGAAATAACATCTGATATAATGAAAGAGAAATACAAAAATCTAACGATGTATGATAACATACGAAGTCTAGATGATTGTCTTAGAGAAATATCTAAACACAAACCAGATGTTGTTATTGATGATTACATACAATTAATTCAGGTAGATGGTATTAAAGAAGGTAGACGATTCGAGATAGAAAAGATTATGCAAGAATACAAATGGATTTCTAAGTCTGAAGATTGTAGTGTTATCTTAGTATCACAGTTAAACAGAGAAATTGAGAAACGTATTGACCCTAGACCTAGAATGAGTGACTACGCAGAAAGTGGTGTAATAGAACAAACTGCTGAGTCTGCTATGTTTGTATTCTATGGACATAACTTTGATAGTGAACGATATGACCAACATAAGAGTGAGATTATTGTAGCTAAAAGTAGATATGGTAGAATAGGAACTCATCAAGTTGGATTTAATGGTAATCGTTGTAAATTCTATATGAATGACAAACTTGCAAAAGATGATTCAAAGTAAATCTTGTAATGGATGCTACTATGAGCATGATAGAACTTGTTATTGGTTCAAACTTGTTCATGGTAGCAAACCTAAATCAATACCTACAGATACATTTGATATTGGATGCAAACAATATAATAATGCATCAATTGGTAATGAAGCAGGAAATGCGTTAGCCATTAAAGTAATTAGTGTTTTTGATGGTGAGATTATTGGAGATAAATATGTTCCTATTAAAAAGAAGAAACATTATTATAAAAAGAAAACATACACTACAAGACATAATTACACAGAAAGAAAGGATTTCTAATGATTACAATAGGTATAGACCCGGGTAAAAGCGGAGGAATAGTATTTATTAATGGAGATAAAATAATTGAAATGTATAAATGCCCACAAACAATTGAAGATATGGCAGAATTATTAGAACCATACAGAATGACATGGGAAAGTACCATTCCAATTACTGCATACATTGAACAAGTACACGCATTCCCAAGTGATGGTCGTAGCAGTGTGTTTAAATTCGGTACTAACTATGGGATTTGGCAAGGTCTGTTGGGAGCAAATAAGATAGAAACTAAGTTCATTGCTCCACAAGTCTGGATGAAATCATTAGAGTTACCAAAAGATAAAGTAAGTAGAAAAAGAGAGTTAAAAATTATTGCACAGAAAGTTGTTGATAAGCAAGAACTAAATAAAAAAGTAACATTGCATACTGCTGATGCTGTTCTTATAGGAATGTTTGGAGTTATACAAAGTGCAATAGATAACATGAGTTTAAAACAAAAAATAGATACATTAACTAATTTAAGAAAGAGAGATAATTAATGATACTAGGAGATAATATTATTGGTATTATATCAAATAGATTTAACGATGAAGAATTGAATACTTACGTATTTAAATTAAGTATTTTTCCATTTTCATTTTGTTTTGAAAAACATTATGATATTTCACATACAGAAATAAAATTTATATTGTTTAATACTTATACGATTGGAATTTATTTAGCAAAGTAATTGAGAGGGCAGTGGGGATTCTCCTTATATTTATATCCCCATTGCTCTGTAAAGTTTTGATAACTCAACATCACTATTTTTCTTTGATTCTTTTTTTGCTTTAGATTTTTTCTTTTTAGGAACTGGTGGCATTATAGTTTTAAAAGGTTCTTTCTTTCGCAACTCTCTAGTTCTTGAATTAGGATACAATCCAAACTCATGCATCATTAAATCCCATCCATTGCCATTTCTTAAAGCTGGATAATCTTTTGTAATAAATTTAGATGCCTGAACATTTAACGATGAAAGAAGTCTTGCTCTTTTTTGTTCGTCAGTCATTCCGTATGCATCATTATATCCAACAATCATTTCAGCAAGCATATTGTCTGGAGTTTTAATTACATCATTTAAAGTTGCATAGTAAAATAATTCACCAACTGTAGGACCTAAAAATCCTCTACCTTTTACATCCTTACCTTCCATTCCTTCTTTAAATGTTTTTATTCTTTCGACTGTATCATTCTCCATTAATCTTTGTAAATCTAAATTTAAAATACCACTTAAAAATTCTGTCATTAAATAAAGACCTGCGAATCTAAGTGGAACATGAAGGTCAGGAGAATCCCATTGCCTAGCAATAACAGCATCTTTAGATTTTCTTAATACTTCAGATTGTAATTGTAGAAAAGACATAGGATAATGCATAAACTGAAAAGCAACTTGACCAACTGCACCTAATCCACTTTTAGTACCACCAACTAATGGGGCTTTTTGTGATGGAGAATATTCAAATGCATATTTATTTACCATGTCCAATCCATGATTCTTTGCTCTTTGAATAGCTGCTTGATTACCTAATCCACCTTCTTTCATTTCTTTAAACTTTGAAATAAAACTATATCTAAACATATGTTTTCTTAAAAAGTTCTCTGTTACTCTTTGAAATATAGCACCTTTACCAGCTGCGGCTGTCATTGCACTATCAAATGCTCTCCAATTTTTTCCATCTTTATACTGAAGTTTATAATTTCCATCAGCATCCATTTTTATTTCTACATCTTTTTGTTTAACACCTTCTGTTTGAACTAATCCTTCTGTAAATAAAGGAGATGCTACATCTTCAAATTTAAAACCTTGTTCTTTTTCTACAGCAGTAATTATATCTGCAAGTGATTGTTCTTTACCTTCTTGACCATATATCTTTTGGTCTTTTGCTAAATCATATTCTCTTAAATATTTTACAAATGCTCTATTACCTACACCTTGTAAATAATACATTCCAGACATTGTATTTCTAGCAGCAGTACCAATACCAAAACCTAACTTACTAAGAAACTGAACTCCTGTTAATGTTCTAACAGTTTTATTAACCCACGATGGTCTATCTTGATAACCTTTTTCAGCAATAGTATATGTATCTAGTATGTAATTACCTAATCCTTCTGCTACATCTGAATCTTTAGGTAAGTTTCTAAGCCCTTCAAACATTAAATTCTTTAAATAATTAGTCTTATTAAATGCAATAGCATCTAATGAATACTTTCTTAATACTGCTATAGGATTCTTTTGATAATTCTCATAAGCAATATCGCCTCTAAATAATGCACTTTTAGGAGTACCTATTTCATTAGACATCTCTGTAAATATTTTAGATAAATCTTTTAAATCTGTATCAATGTTTTTATAACTATCTTTTTCTGCTCTATCCATTATCTTTTCTATATTAAGAAATGATTCTGTTAAATAATGTGGAAAGTAATCTCCATCTTTAACACCTTCTTGTACTGCTTTTATTTGGTCATCAATAAGTTTTTCATATCTTTTTACTTTTTCTCCATTAGGAAGTAACATTGCTAACTCATCATTAGTATTTAAATATGATTGTCTTACTACTTTTCTATGTTGTTTTAATCCATTAATAAGAACAGTTCCCATATCATTTAACAATCCTCTTGATAAAATACCTGCTTGAATTACCTCATTAGATATTTTAGTTTTTGTACCATCGTTTTCATATTTAAAATATGATTTACCTTCTTTTTTTAAATCACCTTCTAAAAACATACGAAGTTCTTGTAATGGTATTCCTCCATCAGATTTAAATATTTCTGCCATTTGATTAGATAAATCCATTACTCGTTGTGATTCTTCTGGATTCTTTGGATTATTAGCAGCTATTGTTAAATCTAAATCTAACTTATCTAAATCTTGAACAGATTTTACACCTAATCTAAATTTAGATTCACCTCTATGCATTATAGCATCAGCTTTTAATAGTCTCATTATTTCTTGATTTGCTTTTAAATAAGTAGAAAATTGAGTTCTTTCATAATTAGCAGCGTTGTTTATTTCTCTATTAATATACTTTGTAATAGCATATTTATTCATTACTCCTCTTCTAACAAATAAATTTCTTTCAAGTATACTAAGTTTTGGATTTTTTAAATTTCTAGATTCTCTAATTAATTCATTCTTTACTCTTCTAAAATCTGCTTCAGTAAATCCAGTAAAAGAATCATTAGCAGGTTTACCAGTACCTCTATCGACAATAATATCAAACATCTTTCTACCAATTTCAGAATCTATATCTCCATAATTTCTTTTTAAAGTATCACCAAGATTATATTTTGTTCCTTCTATATTTACTGATTCACCATTAAACAATCCTCTAAGTAAATCTAAATTTCTTTTAGTAAATTGTTCTGGGGATTCTATTACTGCGCAATTTGATATTTGAGACATTATCTATAACACTCCAATAATCTTTCTGTTTCATCCTTACCTATGATTCTATCTTTATCATCAAAGGCA